TTAATGCCTGCTTGTCCATTATTCCTCCTTATTGGCTAGAGGGCAGGGCCGGTAGGCTATCACCTGCGTCTAATACGCCACTCTTAGAGCCTTGCACCCTGCCCCCTAGTTCCCTCGGACTGCCTACAGCTATTGAGCGAGGCGAAGTGATAAGTCCTTCGGCAGTCTTTGGGCTTGCTCTGGATGCCATTTCGTCTCTACTGATAGCTCATGAGCAAGAGAGAGCAACCAAACTGTGGCATTCAGAGCGGCCAGCCGGTAGCCTCAGTAGACCAATCGTTGCTACTACGTTGTAGCCTTGCCCTCATACAGGGCGGCTGGCAAGGCTGGCTAGTCGCCCTATCGTTCACAATTGAGGCGCTTTTGTTCTCGACTTCACGTTCGGGATGAAATCCCTAGAACATATCGCCACCAGCACCAATGCTATATTCTTTTTAGAGCAACCCTTTCTTCTCGTTCAGTTTGTCTTTGACCTCCGCCCACACACCGGCGGGATCAGTGTCGATTCTTTCCTTGGCGATCTTCAGGACGTTCACCAGGTAGGACCGGGCCGTAGCGGTCGATTTGAGACTCAGAGCAACCGCCACCGTATCAAGTAATGAGTTAGTAGTAACTGTTCCGGGCTTGGTGGCAGGAGCTGGGGCCGGCGTTGACGCTGCAGTCGCCTTCTCTTTCCGGCCCAGCTTGTCGAAATCCTGATCGGCGGCGGTAGGAGCAGCAACGGCCGCTGGCGGAGGTGGCGGTGCGATCGCCGGCGTGGGCTTGGCAACTGGAGCGGCCGCCATGGTGACAGGGACAGACCCGCTCAGGAACTGGCTGAAGTCCTTGGCGTTGACTAATATCTCGTGAATGGTGCCGCCCTTGGCGATAGCCCAATCGACGGCGCACTTCAGGGCCACCTGCCGCTCGATGCTGGCCCGTTCCTCGGGCGACTTCTGATTGCCGCCCCAGGTTTTCTTCTGCCCGCCTACCGGCTGGCCGTCCCTGAATATCTGCGTAACGTTCCGGTCGGTGAAGGTGGTACCGGCGTCTTTGCCCGGCTCGGTTTTCGTCTCGACGTCGCAGTCGATAGTGGCGCCCATTATGATCTCGGGGAAGAGGCTCGTCTTATTGAAGATGGTATAGACATGTTCCTCGCCGGCCGGGTTCTTGGCCGAAAACTTGAGGAGCTGCCACTCGCCGTTGCCGTCCTTCCGAGGGCCTTTTTTAATGTCCTGTATTGCCGTTATGACCAGTTTCATTCTGTCTGACATAGCTATCCCCTCGCCGCTGTTCGGCGCAGCGTTTCCTCATAATAGAATTCAACCCCCGGTATCTCAGGTATGCCCGCCTTGGTTACCTTGTTTAGCAGGACGGAGTTCTCTATCTTGTACTGGTCCTCCAGCTTGGCGAAGTTAACCACCCGATATTTCCGGACCTTCATCGTCCCGACCGAGCCGACCGGGGTGTAGACCTTGGCCGGCGCAACCTCCGGTGTCGGTACCGGGGTTGTATCCACCGTGAACTCGCCGTTATTCAAGGCTGCCTGTTTCCGGGCAACTTCCTGGGCCTGGCGGTTTACCTCTTCCGCCTTCAGGCGCTTGCGCTCCTGCTCGTGCCGGTAGGCGATAATCTTCTGACTGTTGAGTTTGTCAGCCTCGGCCAGCGGATCAGTCAGCAGTTTGTAGGCGTCATTGATGTCCCGGAGGAAATTATTGATCGGGCCGGTGCGCTCTTTCCGGTAGTCCTCGATAGCCTTCCGGAGGTTGGCGAGCAGGTTGGAGTCGGTGTTAGCCTGCGTGTAGTCTTCCATCGTATCTATGGTGCGCGCCTGGACGATCTTGAGGACCGTCTCCACCTGTAGCCGATAGGTTGCAAACCGCTGCTCTTTTTCCGGCTCTATCTGGATGAGCGCGGTACCGGCTGGCTGTGGATTACTCGGACAGAGGTCTACCACCTTAAGCTCCACACCCTCGTCCGCGCACGCCTCGCGTAATACCTCTTCAAGTTCCATCTACGCCACCGCCTCTACCGGCTGATGCTCCCCGACGATCTGGCCCAGGGTGTCATTCGGGTAATGTTTTGCCAGGAGAGCCATCACGGAGAACACCTGCTCCCCCTTGCCGGACATCTTGATAACTGTTATACTGTTTATTGACATTCCCTTGTAACTCCTTCCGGGGCAGGCTAGAACCTGCCCCACTTGTTTTTATGGCCTAGTACCTTGATGACGTCGGGGTCGGTTTCCCGCAGTCGGCTTTAATCGACGCGAAACATTCATTGTGGCGGCTGTCGATCACATCCTGAAGCCGGCAAAGGGTCTTTCTGGTATTTTCCAATTGTTCCTCTAGTTCCTGTATCCTTTTGACAAGCTCCGTTAATTCCCCGACCTGTTTCTGGATTGGGTCTACTGTTCCGCATGCTTCCATTTTTTCTTCTCCTTTTTATTTTTATTTAGTATCGAGAATTCCTTCATCAACTATCCCGGTGACTTCGGCGGCATCTGTTATCCGTGGGGTGAGCAGTTCCGGGTGCTTCTCCTGATAGTGTTTGACGATGTTACCCACGGTCCCGACTGATTTACCGCAGGTAGGGACGTTGCAGCGGCAGCTCCCCCGCACCATCTCAAAGTCATACTGTGGATGACATTCCCTGAGATGTTTGGCCTTCTCCGCGCCGGGGATTTTGTCCCCGCACACATCGCAGTAGCTACCCCTCCAGGGCTTGTAGGGCTTGACGTGCTTGACGGGTTTGATGTCGATGGTGAACCAGGGCGTTTTCAGTTTCATACTTAGTCCTCTCCCATTCCCAAGAACGGCTCGGCCCCGGACTCTCTCAGTTGCCGGGAATCCTCAATGTACATGGTCGCCCGGCGGCAGAACAATGTCGGTGAGCCCTTCTGGGGATGCAGACAGCCATTACCCCAATAGGAGCAGGCCCGCCCGGTAAGTGTGCAGATATTGACCTTAACCTTTGTCGCCGTTGTCATTTGTTTTCCCTCCTTCCCGCCGGGGTATATCCCACCACGGATTATTGCATCTCGCACAACACTTGGGGATTTTAGTACCTCGCGGGAACCATTCGTGACCGCATCTCAGGCATTTCAGTTTCTTGATTACTTCTTCCATGCCGAATATATTATACCTTATGATTCGGTTTGTCAATAGGTTTTAGTGTAATTTTTATAACATTTAGTGTCATAACGTACGACTTTGCGATGTTTTGCCTGCGGGTATTGACAATGATTACACACTCTGATAGTATCGAGCCGAGGGGGGTACTGTCACCGGGAGACCGGGACCGGCTCCCCTCGAAATGTTTTACCCAGATCGCGGCGTGGAGCAATGGCAGCTCGCCAGCGTCATAACCTGGAACTCTGGGTTCAAATCCCGGCGCCGCTACCACTCCCCCAGGTCCCCCTTCCCCTTAACAATCTCTATCCCTTAATACTATAGTAGAGTAGAGTATATTATCTTTGTGGATATATTACCTCATTAATCTACAATGAACTGGATATCTTACGTCAGAAATTCGCGTGAGCGGGGTTTCTTACGTAAGAAACGTATATTATGTAGTATAGAGACACCAGAAAAACACCCTGTAGTTTTAGTTGACCATAACACCACCAACTAAGACTATAAATAACATAATAGTGCGCCCATGGACCGGTTTACGATGGGATTTGACAGTGTACTTTCCGGACTTTTCGGGTTGCACGTCAATACCGCACCTCGCGTCTGAATATCGGAAACACTACAGGCTATTGACACGATTTAAACGTGATGATAGTATTAAATCGTGGGGGGAACCTTGCTCGGGGTGATCCGGGGCTATTGGTTCCCTCTTCTTTTTAAGGGGTTAAAATGGCGAGGGACGGAATAACAATTAAACAAGATAGGTTCGCCCGCAATCTCTTCTTGGGTATGTCAGAGCGCGAGGCTTATGTACAGGCCGGGTATTCTTCAAAGCAACTTCCGGCGACACTGGATAGAAACGCCTGTGAACTGGCAAAGAGCAGCAAGGTAGTAGCAAGGCGCGAGGAACTGGTAAAGCAGGCCGTCGATGCGTCTGTTATGACTGTGCTGGAGCGCAAGCGGCGGCTGTCTGAGCTGGGCAAAGCAAGCCTGGTAGATTTTATGGGCGAGGATGGCGAGCCGGTGCTTTCCCGGGACGTACCGAACAACTCCGCTGCGAGTGAATACTCCGTCCGGACGCGCTCTACCAAAGATGGCGACACGATTAAAGAGCGCACGTTGAAGCTGCGGGACCCGATAGCCGCTATCGCTGAGTTAAACAAAATGGACGGGTTGTATAAAGACAACGACCGCTCGGCTGAAGTGGTTGTGTCTAACTTTGTTTTTATTCTACCTGACGGGACCCGGTTGAAACCTGGCCAACTCACCGGCGAGGTAAGAAGAGGTGGTATTATCGACCAGCCTGGGACGCTGCTGCCGGGTTAATGTCAACCGGTGTAAGCGGCCGTTCTGTGGTGGTGTGATTATCCCGGATGATAGCGAATATAAACCGCGCCGGGCGCCTTATTGCCTCATGTGCGGCCGGCCGGTGGCCATGGTAAGTAAACAGCCGGGACGGGGTCAAGAGGGGTATCACCAGTCATCAAGGTAGGTGCCATGTTAGCAGTTAAGCCTAGGATCGAAGTAAAAGAGATTCACCTCCTACCCGGCCAAGCGAACATCTTAACTAACTACACAGACCGGATACTGGCTGCTATAGCCGGGACTGGCGGCGGTAAGACCCAGCTCGGGTATTGGTGGCTGCACTCCCGGATGGAAGCGCAACCTGGCTTCACATGGGGGATAGCAGAGCCGACATACAAGATGCTGGACCGGGTGCTACTTAATAGCTCTGATCCCGGCCGGCCTACGCTAGAACAATACCTACGGATGATCGGACACCATCCGGTTTACTCCAAGGGCGAGGGGATTATTAAAACAGACTTCGGTCAAATCTACCTTTACACCGCGGACAATCCGGACACCATGCAGGGCGCGCCGGTCAAAGGCTTCTGGCTGGACGAGGGTGGCCAGATGTCTCTGCTTGCCCATGAGACGGCGCTGCAACGGTGTTCCATGCTACAGGGTCAAGAGTTAATAACAACTACGCCTTACAACCTGGGCTGGCTGTTAACAGAGATTGTCAACAAGAGGGGTCACGGTGTGGCCGTCGAACAATGGAGTTCAATAGACCGGCCGGGCTATCCCCGGGAGTCCTACGAATTCATGCGCCAGCACCTGCCGGCCTGGCGTTTTCGAATGCTCTATGATGCACAGTTTGAACGGCCGGCCGGGATGATATACGGCGCGTTTAATGAGTCTGTTTGTGTGATTGACCGGATACCGATACCGTCTAACTGGCTGATATACGTCGGCCATGACTTCGGGCCGGACAATCCAGCTGCTATCTTCACCGCTCAGGACCCGGCTACCGGACAGTTTTACCACTTTGCCGAATACCTGCCGGGACCGGGTGTGTCGGTGCATGAGCGGGTAGAGGCCTGGAAGAAGATCACCGCCGGGTATAACGTCATCAAGCGGGTAGGCGGCGCGCCGGCTGAAGAAGAGACGCGTCAGGCGTACAATGCCCACGGCTGGATAATCACAGCGCCAAAGATTAAGCACGTCGAGCCGCAAATAGAAAAGGTTGTCGGGATGCACCAGTTAAATAAAGTCTTTGTCTTCCGGGACCTGGTGCATTACCTGGACGAAAAGCGCACCTTCAGCCGCAAGCTAGACGCTGCCGGGCTTGTTACTCAAGAGATAGACAACGAGGCGCGGTTTCACCTGATGGCTACAGAGCGGTATCTGCTGTCTGACTTCACGCCGGAGACGGTAACAGCCGGGCCAAGGTCAAGAAGCACAAACTATTATTAATCCCCCGTGTAGGAGGGACGCATGGCACAAACAAGTCTACAGTTAGTGACTGACAAGAAGAAAGAGTTCCAAGCCCGGTGGGACCGGATGGACAAGACACGCGACCGCATTCAAATGAAAGCGTACACGCTCAAGGGTAAATCCGGCAAGTGGAAAGATCGCGAGATACCCGGCGTTATCTCGGTGACCATGAACTCTGCCGCCGTGTATGCTAACACTGTAGCGTCTGCGCTCATGGGCGGCAAGTGGCAGACAAACATAGAGGGTAAAATCCCGGCCAGCCGGACGCACACAGTCGAGACTTTTATTGATAACGTCCTGGCAGATGCTGACGAAAGACTTAACCGGCGCATGATACCTTCACTCTTTCAGTGGCTTTGCAACCATGTCACCGTCCGGGGATTTATCGGCTGCAGGTTCCTCTGGCTGACTGATGAAGAGACCAAAGAGATTTATCCGGACGTGCTACCGCTTGACATGCGCTATGCCGTCTTCGAGACGGACACTAAGGGGCTGGTCTGGGGCGCTAACCTTACCCGGCGTTCTGCGGCTGAAATATTAAGCCAGTACAATATAGAGTCCAAGGCCAAGACCGCCGAAGTTACCGACTATTGGGATCGGGAAAAAGAAGAAGTCTGGATTGACGGCAAGATGGTCTACACCGAAAATAATATGCTCGGGCTTGTTCCCTTCGTGGTAGGCGCCGTACCCTCCGGGTTCATGCTGCGTGACGAGGGGTACATGGAGTACGAGTCGCCGGACTCCCTTTTCCTGAATGAGGGTCTGTATGATATTGAGAATATGAACATGTCCATTGAGCAGACCTTGAGTATGAAGCTAATATTACCGCCTTACCAGAAGAAGTATAAGGACGCGATAACCGGGGAACCGGCGAAATACCCGGATCAGGTAGGCGCGGTTAATGAAGTCCTCGACGGCGAAGAGTATGAACTATTGCAGACACAGGACATCAATCGGGCGCACCAGATGGGTACCGGTAGTATCCAGAAAGCCCTCGGCAACGGTGGGCTGACGGACATAGACCTCGGTTCCTGGCTGGCCTCGCCGCCGCCGTCCGGTGCCGCCATCACTGCGCAATCAGAGATTAGGGCAAAGGTGCTTGAGCCGCGGCTGCAAACACTGGCCGACTTCAAGAGTGCGCTGGCGAGGATGATACTCTCCCAGTGGTTCCTCGGCGGGTATAAGGGGGACATCGGCAAGTCGGGCAACAAGTTGTACTACTCCACCAAGGAGATAGGCGACCCGTCGGAGTACAATATCTCCTACCGGCTTATGTCCCGGTCTAAGGTGCAGGAAGTGGCTAACCTGGCCATGGCTCAAGCCGCCCAGGGTATCTACTCCCGCGAGTCCATCCTGCGTAATATCATTATGACCGACGACCCGGAGGGCGAGATCGCTAAACTCGATGCAGAGAAAGCGGAGCAGGCCGACCCGGCCTTGTTCTACCTCAGAAAAGCGCTGGCCTGCGCGGACGCCGCCGTCGACATGACCGGAGAAGACCGGAAAGCGAAAGAGTTAGAGTCCAAGTTGCTCACTCAACAGGGTGTGAATATCATCCGGCAGCGCAACCAGCCGGTAGAAACCGCACCAGCCGCACCAGGGCAGGCAACGGGGGCTTCTCAGGCGGGTAACGGTAGTCTGGTATCGTTACTTGGTCAACGGGGGCTTAATGCCGGGAGACAACCGCAGTTACCGCAGGGGGTGAAGTAATGGCGAACTGGACGCGGAAAGATGTTGTTGCCGCTTTCGATGCGGCTATCAATGAGATTAACGGGAACGTAGGGACCGGACAGCCTAAGACATCGGCTTTGGGTACGCTGCTGGAAAAAGCCAAGAGCAAAATAAAGGTGACTAATGCCTCTTAGTATCGTTGAACTGCTTGGTGGGTATGACACCAAACTAAAGAAAGCGCGGGAGCTTACGCCTAACCTCTTGACCGGGCTTAAAGAGGATGCGCTCAAACCGGTTGATGTAAAGGCACCGGTATCCCCTGGCGTGGTAGACAAAGAGTACGAATACCTCATGTCTCAGCGTAAGCCGGAGGAAAAGACTTACACCGCTCAAGAAGCGCGCGATATGGGCGTGGACATAGAGGATGATTGGACACTTGATGTCAAGGCTGACGGGGTAGACATAGTTACACCTGAAGGCTGGCGCGTCACGGACAAGGGATATTACGTTTCCCCCGAAGGGACGACCTATTCCCGGATGGCGATAGAGCAACACCTGACGGATGACGACCTGGCCGGTATTCAAGGGCTGGTACCGCAGCCGGCGGCTTTCCCGGTCACGGCACAGAACTTTGTTAATAGCGCCTTCCCGGGGCTTTCCGTATCGGCGGTCACTAACCTGGCAGAGATCGAGCCGGAGAAATTCATAGAGACGGTACGGCAACGCGGCCGGAGCATAGAGTCTGACCAGTTCCTCAGGACAATTTACCCGAGCATCACCGAGAACGAGATTAATATGCTGTTCGGTTCCGAACCTGTCGCCACCGGCCGGGCTTATCAGGCTTTTGACACGATACTCTCCGACGTGTTTCCGAATCTCAAGCCGGAAGTCATGTCCGATATGGCCGGTAAGAACCCGGATACCTTCGTTCAGGAAGTGGTCAAACGCGGCTGGAACGCGGAGACCGAGAGTCTTATCCGGGCGGTCAAACCTGCCATTACTGATGATGAGCTGTCCTCTTTGTTCGGTGGTAATGCAGAGTACCGCGACCGCACGCAGGCGCAGTACATCGCTGAAACGAATTGGGACGATGTCAAGCAATGGGGCTGGACTAAGAACTTCACCGCCGGGCTGGGGGATGCGCTGTCCTCTACCTCCGGCGTATTTTCAATGATGGGCATGGACGACCAGGCCGAATGGTCTTCCAAGTGGGCTATGAACCTCCAGGCCGGGGGAACTCCAGACACAACCGGCGAGTTTGACTTCGGAGACCTGCTTAATCCCGACTGGTGGTCAACTAAAGTAGCCCGCTCTTTACCTATCCCGATGCTCTTTGCCGCTGCTTCTATCCCGGGTATTGTAGCTGGCGGTGCCGTTGCTGCCGGTATGGGACTCGGCAGGGTAGGTACATGGATACTCGGTTCTCTTGGTTCGACCGCTCTCAGTAGACCGCTTGAGAGCGCGATGGAAGCCGGAGAATCTTATAACCAAGCCATTATGTCCGGCAAGTCCGAGGCCGAGGCAAAAGAGGCGTTCAATAAGGTCTTTCGCGAGAACATGCTTTTACAGGGGTATGACGCTGCTCAGATAGCTCTAGCCCTCGCTCCTACTCCGAAGTGGGTCCCGGCTAGCCTGGTCAAGTCCGGGCTGGTAAGGACCATCAAGGCCGGGGGCAAGATGGCCATAGTCGGACTGTCCGAGGGCGGCGAGGAATTGTATCAGGAGATGGTACAGCGCCAGGCCCGCGGCGAGACAATGAAGTGGGACGCCATATCTAAAGAAGTCTTTGTCATGGGCGCGTTCATGGGTATGGGCATGGGGCTGGGCGGCGACATCATTTCACCTATCGTCAATAAAGCACAGTCTAAAATGAAACCGGACGTCAAAGCACAGTTTAACGCCCGAGTCAATGAACTCAAAGCGCAGAACATCACCGAGGCGCAGGCCAAACTACAGGCGCTTGGCGAGCTGGTGGAGACTAGCGAGGAAGTCAAGGGCATAGTCAAGCGGACGGTAGACTTCGCCAAGCGGTTTCATAAAGAAGAAGCTGGCTTTGCTAATCTACCAGGTGAAGAGCCTGATATAAACGAAATGCAGCAGGAACTTGCCGAGCAAGAGGCTGAGTTAGCCGGGCTACAGGAAGAATTTCAAAGCGATCCGGCGGCAAAGTACGTTGATGTTATAAATAAGTTTGGTGAATATAAAGGCGAAATACACAATCTTCGACCTGATCAGTACAGACAATTAACTGGTGCTAAGTGGGTGGTAGAAAAGGGGGAAATAAACGGCAAGACTGTTACTCGTAAAGTCCTAAAGGGCGGAAGTAATCCTACCCCTGAGATGATGGACAAAACAGGCAAGTATGTCCGGTGGGAATATGCGCTTGACGCTATCGCAACTGAAGCCGGTTTTAAGTCCGGGGAAGAGTTCAAGTATGCCATAGAACACGCGCTGGAAACAAAGCAGTCTATCGAGAGACTTAAAGGGGACATTGAATACGCTAAGTCAGAGATACCCCAGGCGGCAGAGGGCGAGCCTGAAGCTGGCTTGCAGTCTGGTATGTTCGGTGAACGAAAGGTAGTCCGGCCGCAGGGCAAGGGGCAAGTCACGCAAATATCAATGGAAGACCAGTTAAAACTCCAGGCGGCTAAGGAGTCCGTAAAAGAAAAGCCACCGGAGGCTAAACCAGTCTTGCCGGTAAATATCGTTGCTAAGATAACTAAACTGGTTAAGGACGCCAAGCCTGCGCGTAAGGCTACCGAGCAACTGAAGCACGAGGAATTGAAGAAGCGTGTAGCCGTCGCTGCCGGGACTCTTGAATCCGGTCGAGGGACAGGTCAAGCCGCTTTCGGGCGTTCAAAGGGTGCGCTTAAAGGTTCATTACCGGAAGCTGATTACGAGATAGATCTGGAGGCAGCGGGAGTCACGCAGGCAGACATCGACGAACTATTTAACATGATAAACAGGAAGCCGAATCTTCGGTATTTCCAGAAGTTAAACACGGCTTCGGCCCTGGAGAAAGTATTTTACGGGCAGATACCCACTGAAGGCGAGTTAAAACTTCTTGAAGATATGTTCGGGCCTGAATTGGTGAACGCTCTGCTTTCAAAGAGAACTACCGGGCAAAAGGCGCTGGCCGTTGCTACTGATATTCTTAATATACCTCGCACCCTACAGACAATGGGTGATCTTTCGGCTACATTAAGGCAAGGCATACTGCTTTTTGGAGGCCAGCCGGTAGAATTTAGTAAAGCCTTTGCCTCTCAACTTAAAGTTATTTTCAGCGCTCAGAATGCCAAGAACATAGAGGCGGCTTTACGTTCCCTGCCCCATGCCGGGATAGCCGAGGATTCAGGTCTATATCAGGCACCATTGACGCAGGTCTCAGCGCAGGTAGGTAGCCGTGAAGAGGCTTTCATGGGGCGTCTTATTGAAAGAGTTCCCGGTATAGGTGCTATCGTAAGGGCGTCAGAGCGTACCTATGTGACTTTCCTCAACGTGCTGCGTGCTACCACCTTTGAGCATTACGCGCAGTCATGGGAAGGCACCGGGAAATCAATAGCCGACTACAAGAAGCTGGCCGATTTTATAAATCATGCTACTGGCCGTGGTGATCTCGGGCGGATGGCAAGCGCCAGCCCGATACTTAATGCGATATTCTTCTCCCCACGCTACATAGCATCTAGGTTGCAAGTCCCTTTGGACCTAATAAATACTACCCCGGCTGTAAGAAAAGTAGTTGCGCGTAACCTGATAGCCTTCGTAGCGGAGGGGATGGCAGTAATTGGTCTATGCGCATTGGCCGGTGCGGATACAGAAGACGACCCACGCTCGAGCGACTTTGGTAAAATCAAGTTCGGCAATACTCGCTATGATTTCTGGGGCGGCTATCTCCCATACGTCCGCTTGGTGGCGCAGTTGTCCACTGGTAAACGCAAGTCAACCTCGACTGGTGACGTATACGATGTGCAACGTAAGGACTTTATAGATACATTTTTCCGCTCTAAGTTAGCTCCTATTCCCGGTCTCCTGTGGGACTTGGCGGCGGGTTCTACCTTCATAGGCGAGGAACTTAACGCCGAGAACGCACCGAAGATTTTAGCTGAAAAACTGACACCGATGTTTATTCAGGATATAACCGATGCGTTGGCTGATGATGGCAACCCACTAAAGGCCCTATTCTCAATTCTAGGCGTTGGTGTGCAAACATATTCCGACAACTGGAATACCAACCTGTCAAAACTCGGCCTCCCTTCCGATGTGGGCGGTTTATCCGTGCCTGTCATCTACAATACCAAGGATTTCTACGGCGATACTACTCCCATGATTGGCGAGGCCACCGCCGATATGCTGAAGAATAAAAAGAACGTTCCGGCGCAGGTTGTAGCCGTAGCCGAGGCCAAGGACATCAAGCGTATATTGGATGATATGCGCGGCCAAGCTTTAACTGAATTGCTAGGCCTTGATGCTGACAGAGTTGGTACTTATGAACAACTCTATGCACAGTGGAAACAGCGCCAGACCATTACCGACCCCGGCGAACTAGCCGACTTCGATAAGGATAACCCAAACGCTTACCGAGCTAACATGACGCAACGTGAGTACGCCTTGTTACGCGAATATGATAATCTGTCTCCTGATGCACGTAAGCAATTCCTGAAAGACCACCCGGAACTATCAGCCAAACCCCGCGAGGATTGGTTGAAGGCACACCCGGAAGAAAACGCCAAACTCGCTATTTGGGGGCAGGCCAAGGTCTACACCCAATCGGCCTACGATGCCGCCCAAAAACTCATTGTAGAACTTGACATACCGGATAAGGCTCTTGACGGCATTATCCCTCCCAAGGAACTCGCCAAGTCGATGTTCGATTACCAGGACATCGTGAGCAAGACCAGTTCCAGCAGCGCCGAAGCACAACTATTCAGACTTGAAAATCCTGCCTGGGACACCTACGGCCAGGAGGCTTACGGCTGGAAACCCGTTGAGACGCCTATTGAACATCTGCGGGAGACGGTCCAGTTCCGGCCTAACGACTTGGAGTACACGGCTTACGGCGACAAGGAATCTGACAAATACATCGCGGATGATATGGCCAGGGCGAAGGCCAGGGCTGATTATCTGGAAACTAATCCTGAGTATGCCGTCAAGAGAATCAGGGACACCGGTTACGCGCTCGGCCTGAAGGATGAAACGGTCAAGGACAAGTGGGTAGAATACAATCAATTACCTGATACCGGCTTCCGTAAAGAGCGCTACCGCCTGGACAATCCCGACTTCGACAGCGAGATTGAAGCAGCGCAGATGGCCAGCGGGCAATCCCTATGGGTAGACGTTGACCCTGAAAAAGTTCCGGACGTCGCCTATGATGACATATACGACAAGTACCAGAAATTGTTCGAGGAATACGATAACGTCACCGGGACTGAGACGCAGCGCAAGGCCAAGCGGGAGATCATCCTCGGACGTAATCCAGAGTTCGCGCTAGACCGCCAGCGCCGCGAGGCATACGGCAAGTTCGTTCCTGAAGACCAGGTGGACACCTACGCGAAATGGTACACCACGGACTTCCCGGCTGGCTACGAGGATGATTGGTTCCTCATGGAAAACAAATCATTCTACGATTACATGATCAAGATGGAATATTGGGAACCGCGAGACTTCTCTAAGGTTCCTACCCGGGAAGTCGGCGCTCTCTACGAAAAGTACAAGCTGGCCGCTGAAGGTTCGGCCCGTATGGAATTCAGGCTGGCTAATCCCGCCCTTGATAAATGGCTCGTCGACGTGATGGGCTACAAGCCGGCGACTCAGCCGAAGACAAAAGCGGAATGGCCGGCGGCGACCAAGGAACAGCCGACTACTGAGGAAGAACGGGACAGAGAGAGATTGCTTAATGCACTCGGCGGTTAATCAGGGTCGTCTGCCCGGCGGAATCTTAACGCCCGGGCTAAGTATAAAAATTGGAGGTTAAACAACCATGAGCGGAACAGAAGACCCGAAGAATACCGGGACTGAACAGCCTGGCGGAACCCAGGCTGATAAGTCCACGGCTTCCGACGGTAACGAGGGAACCTCAACTACCGTAACCACGTTTACCCAGGCCGACATCGACAAGGCGCTTGCCGCCGACCGCACTCAGTACGGACGAGACAGGAAAATCCTCGAAGAGCGGGAAAAGGCAATCAAGGCGCGCGAGGATACCGCCAACGCCACGCAGCACGAGATCGACTGCTTCTCTATCAGCAAGGAATACAAGGTAGACCCGGCCACGCTGAAGGAAGCTGCCGACGAACTCGGAATTACTGCGAAGGAACAAATCACGGCGCTGGCGAAGAGACTGACCGGTACTGCCGGAACGGGCGGGACAACGCAGAAGAGGCCGGACCCTGGCACAACGATAGGCGGTAGCGGGTTTGACCTCAAGACCGCTACCCCTGACCAAAAATTGGCTAAGGGATTTAGCGACATGAAGAAATAATAACACGGAGGAAATTAAATGCAGACTCTAACCCAATACGAATATCTTGACCGCGATGCCATCATGTCAGGTTTTGCCGATTGGTTGGTAAAGGAAAGCCCAATGCTCGGGGCTATGCCCTTCAAACCGATTCAAGGCAACTCCTTTAAGTACAACGTCTCTCTTACCCTGCCAACCGCTTCCTGGCTGGCTATTGGCGACCAGATAGCCGAAAGCACCGGAACCTATGAGCAGCGCTCAACTGACATCTACACGATGATTCAGAACGCCTACACCGACAAGACCGCTATTGCCTTGAACTCCACGCAGAACCCGGAGGCAATTGACGCGGCTCTGGCGGCTCAGGCTATGGCTCACCAGTTTGAGCAGACCCTTATCATCGGCCAGACTTCAACCACTTCTACTTCCAAGCAGTTCAAGGGGCTGCTGCGGATGATCGCTGAGTTTGAGTCCGCTTCTACGACCGACTTGGACGGCGTGAACAACTCGCAGGTTATCCCGGCGGGTGCTACCAATGGCGCAACTTCCATGACCCTGATCGATCAACTGCTTGACCAGATCAAACCGGGCAAGGCTTCCTGTCTGCTGATGTCTCGCCTGTCCCGCCGTCGCCTTAACGTTCTAGCGAGGGCTTCGGGTACTTCCGGTCTGCTGGTGGTCGATTCCGATCTGTTCGGCAGAAAGATGACTTCCTATGACGAAGTCCCGATCTACGTTTCCGACTTCCTGCCAGACAACTTCCCGGACAACGCGACTTCAGTCGCCACCATCTCGACCTATAACTACAGCGCCGCAATTTCCACCGGCAACAATCTGGACAACTCCTACATCTTCGCCATGAAATTCGGTGAGCGCGATGTTACCGGCCTGAACGCAGGCGAAATGACTCACGAGCGTGAGCCGTTTGTCGAAGACTACAACGCCATCTGCAACCGCTACATCTGGAATTGCGGTATGATGTGCGCCAGCAAGTACAGCTTGGCAGTCCTGACCGGATGCGTCAGCTAGTACCTGTGGATGCGGCAGGCGGTAAATATTCTATCGTCTGCCTACAATTCTAAGGAGAAAAGAAATGGGAAAGACTATTCATAAACTCGTAGCACACGATGGTAAATACATCGTGCTACCCCCGGGAATGGGCGGGCAGAACATCTCAAACCTGGCTGTCCCTTATCCCCTGGCCGCCGATAGCATCCAGCAATACCCGCTCGGCACGAAGTTCGTCTCCGGTATCCGGGCATACCATTATTGCTATGCTAGCGGGACGGTCAATACTGAGTGGGGCTGCTATAAGGCCAAGAAGACCAACACCTGCGCCGTAGCGCCTACTCAGGCAACTGCTACTCAGGCAGATGGTACCATAGCGGGTGCTGCTGGGAGCAAGTACGTCACCCTTACCATCGACAGCGAGATCGGCATACTGATGACCGGTGTCCTGTCAGCTAACGAACTGGCTGGCGGCTTCGTGGTTATCGGCAACGGTTCGGCGCAGCATCCCCAGATGTTCCAGGTTGTCAGTCATCCTGCTCTGGCGGCGGCTGGCTCATTAACAATCGAGCTGGACATGGCGCTTGTTACCGCTGTTGTAGCGGCCACGACCACTATCGAACTTATGGAAAGCCCGTTCTATTGCATGAAGGCTGATGGCGCCGGTGGTGACTACGTTACCTTCATCGGTATGCCAGCGGCCAACGCTTCTTCCGGCCAATACTTCTGGTGTCAGACGGCCGGTCCGGTATGGGGAACCAGCAATAGTAACACCTGCAACTCTGCCAGAGACCGGACTATTGTTTATGTCGGCAATGGCTCGTGGGAGTCTAGCGACGACGAGACAATTGAGAGCGGCTTCCAGATTGCCGGGGTTGCCCTTGACATGAGCGGAAGCGACGAAAGTAACGCACCGTTTTGTTCCCTGTATTCCTTGTTCGCATAAAACAAACGGGAGGGAGGGTTTTCCCCTCCCTCCCCCCTGGGAGGAATTATGTTAATCCCTGCAATAAACTTTACTGAGTTCAAGAAACTCAAGGCAGACCAATTAAGGCAACTAAAATCTTGCGAGGTCAACTTCGACGGAGAATACCTGTTTACATTCGTCAACGGTAACACCGAGCCGTCCGGCTTCCTGCGCAAAAGTACCGAGGATAAATGCCAGGCGGCAAACTGCGTCAGCGGTAAGAATCTGGAGGACATTACGGATGCCGGTCTACGAGTTTAAGTGCGATCAATGCGGCCACAAGTTTGAGACTTTCAAGCATGTAGACAACCGCAACGACGCGAACTGCCCTTTATGCGGCAAGCCAGCAAGACGCCTTTTTTCACCCGTTAGTTTTTCTTTCGGTTGGGTTTTATCGGAGCGCTCTCACGAAATAGGCGGGCCGAAAGAGGAATTTGTCAAGAACATCTAGGAGGTAAACAATGTTTGAATCACAATGGAAGACAGTAACCCTCGACTATGACAGATCGGCAACTGAATTCACCGGAGATGATGTTGACCGATTCACTGAATTAATCGACCTGGGGAATGACTACGAATTTATCAACGTCTTTATTCCCACGATTGACAGCGCCACCGTAACCCCTTATGTCCAGAGAGACAATGCGATTGCAACCGTTCCTGTAGTCGTACACATACTGGATGATGACGCTACCGGGTCTTTCGCTCATGCTACCACTGCCGGGACCGGGGCTTTAACCTGCATCTTTCGGATAGGTGGGATACGTTGGCTGAGACTCTACACCGGAGCAAACCAGACCGCAGACCGGACTTTCTACGTAAAGGGATTTAATCGTTTAGTCCCGTAGAGGTGAGATATGCCAGCCGAAACAGAACGTCAGCGCAAGCTAATGTGAATTGCCCTCGCTATCAAGCTCGGTGAGCTTAAACCCGGACATTACAAAGAGGCCGCGAAGTTGGCGGACAGCATGTCCGAAGCGCAGTTGAGAGAATATTGCCCGGATACAGGTAAAGACTAGAGGTGAATCATGGCTAAAAACAACCGCAGCGGAATACTGGCTATCGTCCGGGAAATGTTATCCGATGAGCATGTCGCCGGGACAGACCAGACGTGGAAGGATGACGAGCTCGGCAAACTAATCAGCGGCTGCCTGATAGAAATATCGGAGCGCTCACCCTACCATGTCATCGAGGAAGTGCATACCGTAGCCGGTTCAAAAGACCTGGACATATCGGCCATCGAAGACCTGCTATGGGTGGAATACATCGAATACCCGACCGGGGAAGACCCGAAGGAATTCCATAACTGCAAGGTATTTGGGACGACCCTGACGATGGAGATTGATTCTGCGCCGTCAGCCGCCGACGAGGACGTGCATGTGTACTGTGCCAAGGTCCACCAACTCACCGATGTACCGCTTACCGGCAATACCCTTAACCCGTCTCTTGAGAGGCTGCTGGCGCTGGGCGTAGCGGGCCAGGCGGCCATCAACCGGGCGCAGTACCTCATCAATCGGGTGAACAACGGGGGGTCGAGCGTACCCAGCCAGTTACAAGCCTGGGGGACGACGCAGATACAGCTTTACCGGGCCGGGCTACAGAAAGCGACGGGTAACCGGGTGAGCCAATCATATCCGAGATAGGAGAGAACATGAATACGAAAGAACACGCTAATTGGCATGTAGTCACTACTATATCCAAGTACCGCGAGGACATCGAGCCGTTTAAAGCTCTGGGGCTGGAGCATGTGTTCTACCAGCACTGTAAACCTTATGAGGTTATCAGGAAGCCGAAAAACTGTCTGCTTAACTCCGGGATAGACGAGTTGTGGCACCTGGTCACCGGCGACAGCGCCAACCACTTCAGTAACGCGAAAGCGCTAATCGGCGTGGGCGACTCCGCTACCGCCGCAGTTGCTACACAGACCGACCTCCAAGCGGCTACCAATAAAGACTATCACGCGATGGAGACGGGCTTTCCGACACATACCGCGCAGGCGATCACCTTTAAGGCGAGTTTCGGTGCCGGACATGCTGAGTATGTCTGGGCGGAATGGGTGGTCAAGCAAGGCGATAGCGCCGTGTGTCTGAACCGTAAAGTGGACGCGCTCGGCACTAAATCAAGCGGCACCTGGACTTTGGAAGTGACTATTACCCTGAGTTAAAGGCGGTGAAATGTGGGCACATCTTTCTTGCAGGTTAAAAACAGGGCGGGTTCAAGTCTGGCTTCGGGGATAGATGATGACGACCTATCTTTATCCGTAGCCGCTGGTGAAGGCGCTAAGTTCCCTTCGGTCTATCCTTTCCACATCACGATTGATACTGAAATTCTCTCCTGCACTAATCGCAGCACCGATACCCTGACGGTCACCAGGGGGGCCGAGGGGACTACACCGGCCTCTCATGCATCCGGAGCTTCGGTAAGCCTGAATATTACAGCGCAGGTTATCTACGACCTTGATACGGCTGTCAACTACCTAGAGGCACAGTCTGGAGCAATCTTTCCCATTGCTCCTTTTACCGGCCAGCATTTCCTTCATGTCTTGACTGGTAGGAAGATTGAGTATGTGTATGACGGGTCTACTTGGCAACCTGTACGAGCATATGGTGCTACATATATCTATGTTGATAAAACGGATGGAACAGACGACCTACTGCATGGATATGGAGTAGATGCAGCGGCTTTCAAGACAATCAATTATGCTTATTCAATGCTGCCCACACAACTTGACGAGACAGCGGATATTATAATCAGTGCTGAATCTTATACAGAGGACTTGAATCTTAGCCCGCATACTGCCGCGATAGAGTTTGTGGGAACTACAACCGAGAGTGCCGATGAGATTATCACTGGCGGAGACCAGGGAGCAACTTCAACGCCAGTAAAACTTACGGGAACCTATTCGGCGGCTGAATATGACAACCAGATTATCAGAATAACCAAGTTAGGCGGGGTTGCAACAAGTGAATATAGGGTAGCAAGCCAAACAACTACAACCAATGTTTACCTTGTTGGAATTGCTCTTTCGGCTGTCCCTATAAATAACGATACTTTCCGGCTTGTTACTTTAGGAACTACTCTTACCGGGAGTATTGGTGTCAGACCTTACACATCCGGCTCAGAAAATGGTAGGGGGTGTAAAGGCGTAATCTCCTTCTGGTATATGAACCTCAACAGCGGAGGGAATATCTCCCATATCTATAGTCATAGCTCCTTTGTATATGTGTATGCGTGTATAGTTACTGATTCATACGGAAGTTATGGTTTATCCTGCGATAATTTAAGTTTAGTTATATTTACTGTCAGCGTATTAAAGCGAACCGCCACTGGAACTTACTACGGCTTTGAAGTTGACTGGCATGGTCAGGCAGATATAATTGACAGTAAACTTCTAGGCTACAGTATCTCTCAAGGATACGCAATTAGAGCCATGTATGGCGGCTTAGTATCCTTCCAAAATAGTGAACTATCAACTTGGTTATATGGGGCATATATTCAGCTCCAGAGTGCTATGAACGTGTACTCCGGTGGAGGTGTTAATCCTAGAATACACGGCTGCGGAACAGGACTATATGCAAATAAAGCAGGGTTTATCTCTATCGCTTCTGGTGCTGCGACTGTCACATACGGTCTAAAGATGGACGGCACAGCAGACACCAACATTGATGACCTCTTTGCAGAATCGGATACCGGAGGATTCTCAGATGCTTACCCAAGTAAGGCTTCACTTGTTTATGCTCCTTTTGCACACGTAGATTTTACAACAGAGGATAGCTTTGCTTTTTCTGCCACGGGGACAGGTACTCATACTTGGGATGCAATATTTAGTGAAACTATTAAGACTGGTGCTACAGCGGACTCAACAGAAAAGCTAACTACGGGTGCAGGGATAACTAACTTTAGCTTGATTACTACGGGTCAAATGTTCAAAACACGGCTGCTTTGGGATGGTTCCGCTAGGACAACCTCTACGGTCTATGTCGGTGTGTATCAAACCGCTACAGATTTGCTTGTAACTGATAAGCATGTCGGATTCAAGTTTATTAACGGAGCAATCTGGGCGACAGTAGGGAACGGTACTACGGAGACAGCCGTAGATACTGGAGTAACTTTCTCTGCCGCTTGGCAAACACACACCTTCATTATCATCTGCGAATCGGCAACCTGTATCAGATTCTACGTTGATGGCATTTTAAAGGCTACAATTACAACTAATATCCCCTCACAAAACAACTGTTACGTTGTCTACTATATTACGAATCCCACAGATGCAGAAGACCACGGGATAAGAATCAATAGTTTTGACTGCTTTTTATCATAGGAGTAAGAAATGGGTACTCTTATTGCTCCGACTACCTTCGATGCCTTCAGGTTCGACCAGGCGCAATTTGACATCTCCAGTATCCCCGTAGGCGGGGAAACCGGTGCGGGCGTAGACGCTCTCCCGTTTCTGCTGGCAACACTGCTCAATGCGGATACCGGCGTGGGCGTGGACTCTGTAGTTGCTCTGCTGGAAATCCTGAATAAGTATAGTTCCGACACCGGCGCAGGTATTGAGGAAATCATATCCCGCGCTATCGCCTTAACAGACACGGGAATGGGTGTCGAAGACGCAATACGCCAGGTTATACGAATCATCTTGCTCCACGTCATCACTTCACAGGTTCATCAGATTCACACGGCCACCAGCTCACCCCACGATGTCAAAGTCATTACCGGAGGCTAATATGAGCATTGAAGTTATTACCCGTTTCCTCGGTGGTTCGACGGTCTGGACGAGAGCCTATGTGACCGATATGGCTACGGGCTTAGCACCTTCCCCCGACGTGGATTCGGTGAAGGTTACCATCAAGAACCCGGCCGGCACGGTGAAGGTGAACGACCAGGCTATGACCAAGAACGACGGGGACTCCGACGCCGACGCTACGGTCTACGATTACTACTACACGCCGGTGCTGGGTGTTGGCGAAACTTCCCTGGCCGGTCACTGGCCTATAGTGGTCTGGGTGACGGACGGCACTAACAAGTCGGCGGGGGAATTCGACTTCGAGGTGCATTAATGCGAACACTGGACGCGGCGCTCACTAAAGCACAGCAGCAGCCGTCTAGAGACCCGGCGGTCAAGATAGTGCTGACTTCGGGCGGGACCAGCTACACCATTGAGGAAGACCGGATATTGAAGCTGGTCCACACCGAGGAACCGTGGCAGGCCCACGCCAAAGAGGTACTGCTGAACAACCATGACGGCTATTTTACCAGCCTCGACCTGAAGGGCTACAGCACGGTCATTTCCTGGGGGTATAGCACGCCTTCCGGGAAGCTGTACTCGGCGACCTCGCCGCTGATCGTCACCTGGCAGCAATTGAATTCATCGCCGGACAACCTGGTGTGTATGTTGAATATGCTGGGGATTCCCGACCTGATGGAATTGGACTGCGCCAGCGTCAGCTACTTGCCAGAGTCAACCGATACCAAGACGGTAAAGACGCTGCTCGGTGAAGTGGCCGGGGCAACGATGGCCTGTTTCAATCACTGCACAGCCTATACCATCGACTTTGACAGTGAGGACAGCCTGATCGGCACTTACCAGCCGAAGGATAGCTACCGGATTTACACCGGCGGTTCCCGGCTGGCGGCTTTCAAGCGGCTACTGGAGTATACCGGCTGCGCTGCCCGGTGGGGTAATGACGGCCACATTCATATCTTCGTGCCGACGACCACGGGAACGGCCTTCGACTCCCTATATTCCCTGGCCGGCCCTCACGTCTTCTTCAGTAAAGCCTACCGGAAGTCCCTGGTGCTGCCTAACTACATCGTGGTGAAGTCTCAGAAAGACGATACCCCGCAGTACACCGGCTCGGCCTATGACGCGGCGTCTTATGCGCTGCTGCCGAAGAAGTCTTATTTCGAGATGAGACTTACTAGCAACGCCGAAGGGAACTCCATCGCGGCGGCTGTCCTGGCGCGCTACCAGCTATCAGAGCAGCAGGGCGCGGCGGAAGTCCCCATGAACTGCGGGGCGGAGGTATTCGATTATATCAAGGTGACGGATTCGCGGGAGAACGATTACCGGGTAGGGAACATAGGGGCGCTGACCCGGACATTCAACCCGAATGCCAAGCAGGCCGAAGACAGGTATAAAATCAGCTTCAACCTGGGCGACCCGCCGCTCACCCGGTATATCAAGGAACTGGCGGCGGACCTGGCGAAAGCGGGCTACGACTTCGAGCGGCTGACGGTGAAAGACCTGTACGCCGAGCATATCCAGGCGGACAGCCTAGACATGGTGTGGATAGACCCGGAGGGGAATATCGACCTGTCGCTGATCGGCACAACCTGGACAATCTGCCGGACGGGGAAGTGTATGCCCGTATCAGGTCGCTCCACCTGGATGCCGGGCAGCTCAAGCTCGATGAGAATACGCTTTACTCTGCCGGCTACAATCCGAGCCAGAAGCGCCGGACTTTCACGGCGACTCCCACGACACCCTACGATGTCGGCGACCTCTGGCTGGACGCTACTACGGTCAAGCGTTGCACCACGGCGCGGGCCACCGGCGCTTACGTGGCCGGGGACTGGACGGCAACCACTCTTGACGCAGTAGCCGAAGGCACGACCTACAAGCGGGTAAAGAGCACGGCCATCAATGCCAGCGGGATGATAATACTCGACCAGTGCGTTGTCGGCACCTATGGCTTGGTATTAGCTGCTGATATCACCGCCGGGCATGTGCAGTTGAGCGCGTGCTACGGAGACCTGGACGATATCTCTAACGGGGGTACTTATGCTAAAGTCCTGGCTACGGACATATCCGCCGGGCATATACTTCTATCCGAAACAATAAAGTCCGGGGAGTGGTACGACGAGAGCGGCGTGGAGATAGACGCCAGCCACGGCATCAACCTCTACGGCACGAATAACGCCCTGACCACCCGGGCGACCAAGACCGGCACGATTCAATGTTACGTCGGCTCGGACGGTAAACTTTACGCCGGCGCTGGCGCGGTCATACTGAGCAGTTCCGGTCTGGCGATAGAGGGGCAGGCCGCCTCCTTCCTCTACAGCGGCGCAGCAAAAGGATATGTTTACGGCAGTCCGGGCGGTATGACCGTATTAGCCGAAGGCCACCTTTATCTTGCGGCATCGGCTGGGTCTTTCGGGTATGTTCAGACTGACTTAGTGCCTACATCAGACAGTTATTTCTATCTTGGCTTAGGTGGAGCTGAATGGGCCATGGCCTTTATCAATCAGATAGGCTCTGCTTCCTATAAGTCCACCGTCTACTGCAACGGCCTCTCTGCCTGCCCGCTGCCGACGCCGTTATCTGCCCTGGATACCATCAGGCGGATTAAAGCCCCGGTGGACATGATGGGGCATTTCGGCCGGGGTAGGTATTTCGCCGTGGAGGACTTCCCCGACGAGATGAAGATGGATACCTTTAAAATCAGGGAGACCGTTGAGACCGTGGAAGAAAAGGGCAAGCAGGTGAAGCGGCTGAAGCGGGAAAAAATAGCCACCGGGAAAAAGGATATCGAGATCATCCGGACCGTGGGCGTGCTGGTGCAAGCCGTCCGGGAGCTGACGGCTAAAGTAGAAGCGCTGGAAGCGAAGTAAAGGAGAGATATGTCAATTCGAATATTTACCCTTGCTTTTAACGAGGAAACGAAAGAAATTACCTATGCCGGGGATATGCCGCCCGCGGTCGCCTTGAATATCACCCAAGGTATCGTCATCCAGGAAGCGGTGAAGAAAGCGCAGGCCGAGAAGCCGGCGGCCGCGGTGGAGTCCCCCGAACCGGACAAGGTGTAACACTATGATCGACAAGATTTACCACGCTTTTCTGTGGTGGAATGGTTTCGCTTATAAAGAGCATATTTCGGATATGGAGGCGCGGCAACTACAGCGCATTGGAATTTTCTGGTATCTGAAACACGGTCTTTGGATAGCAGTCTTATTGTGCTTTGCTGTAGTGGGAATTGTCTGGGGTGGCTGGTGGCTGGCAGGCACCATTCCGGCAATCATCTGGCTTGGCGCCTACGTATGGTTTATTCCTCATATCATTAACTACGCCCCGCGCGAAGAGACGCGGATGTTCACCCGGAGACATCTTTGGAGGAATAGGTAATGAAAAGTATCTTGCAATCCCTGGCCAACTTCATCAAAGAAAATACGCAGTTCGCCCTCATTGTCATACTGATAATATTGTTCGGCGGCTGGCTGGCCCTGATATTCGTTGCCCTGCTGCCCCAGGTACTCAAGGACCCGGCCAAGATAGACCCGATGATGACCCTGCTGGCCGGCCTGGGGATCGGCGGCATCAGCCAATTCTTCATGCTACTGCTAAAGGATGGCTGGCAGTTCTTCTTCCGCAAGAAGAAGCCCACGGAAACACCTAAGCCGACTCAGTAGTTGGCCAGTATGCCTAACCTGCCTGGAATAGAGGCTGGTGCGTTGTAGTAAAGTTGTAGTGAGATTGGAGAAGAGACCGATGACTACCGCAGAATTCGGGGCCATGTCAGAACGCGACATAGCAATCAGGACAGCTACGAAGATCGAGGCGATTGACGAAAAACTCGATAAGGTGTGTTCCCGCCAGGACGATCACGAGTCGCGGCTTAAAACAATCGAGATCGAACATCAAGAGCGCTCCGGAAGTTGCGGTACAAACGAGAAGATACCGAAGAACCAACCAAGGAAACTGGACAGTACCGCTCGGCTCATCATAGGCATAGCATCAGCCGGTGCCTTTGTCGGCGGGATCATCGCGGCGGTCATCGATTATTTCCTCAAGTATCCCAAATAGTATATTACTAATGATATATTGTTAACGATAAGGCCCGGAGCTAATCCCTCCGGGCCCTCTTTTTTTATTTGTGCTGGCACCATTCCTTGTAAGTTTTATCTCTCCGCCGCCAACCTGAGATGTACTGCAGACATCTTTCCTGGCGGTGCAGTACGTCCTCATAGTCCAGCTTCAACCCATTGGCCATGCTGTCCGGTGATTCCTCCCACAAGACTATAGCTTTCAGTATGATTCCATCGAGGCCGCACTTACTCAACCGAGCCTCGACCTCTCCCGCAAGCCCGGCTGGGCCTTCAAAGGGCGCTTTCTGTGAGACCGAACCTTTCCCGAGGTGTGTGTCCACATAGCCCGACCCCTGCCCCGGCGGGTAATGCCCCCCTTTTAAAACAGGCAGATTAGCTATAAGCCAGAGCATTTGAAAGCGGCAGAAATTTAATTCTTCGGGACTGTAATATTCATGCCCGCTACACCCTCGCCATGTGTGGCAGCGATGCCAGCGGTTGGAGTCGTCTTTAGTCCGGCACTCTTTCATCTTTTTCCCTTCTGACAACATATCTGACGGCGAATTGGGTAGTGCCTACGCGGTCGGCGATCTCTTTGTACGTGAGTCCTTTGGTCCGGAGTCTCAGGATTAGCCTGTCACGTATCGGGTCGTTCCTCTTGATGCCGGCCCGTCCTTGTCTTAGTGTGACTTCCAGCCATTCGGGTAGAGGGCAAACTGTACACTGGCCGTGGTATCCGGCGTCCCGGGCTTTCTTGCAACCTCTATCGGGTGGGTATTCAGGCATTCTTACTCCCTTTGACTATAATCACTGGCGCGCCGGGATACCAGCCATCAAATAAACAGGACTTGTTTTCGGTCAACTGCCACGGATACCATGTGCCGCACTTCTGACACCGCCTTGTTGCCCGCTTGGTGGCTTTCAGGCAGCGTTCCGTAACTAATCGCTCCGCATTAATCTGGCTAGGGCTCGGCATCCCGGCTCCTGGCCTGGCGTATAATTTTTCCGACTTCCTCAGTGCTCTCTATTTTACTATGGACCTGAATCGGACGGCCGGTCTCAGCTACGGCCGGCTTCCAATCCAACTCGCCGTACTTCTCCCTCTTCCACCTCTTGAGCTTCTTCCTGATCTTCTCCGGGAAGGACTCCCAGCTAGGGTTAGTGAGTGGATGCTTAACGACAGGAATTATCGGTAGGCGTTTGCTCATTTCTTTCCTTTACAAGTGGGGCAAGGTAAATATTTCTCTACCTTCTCATTCCTTGCTCTACGCCGGGCTGCTCGATTGGGATAATATTCTTTGGTAATATCTACCAGGACAGTACCTTTACCGCCGCACTGTGGGCATTTGTTAGACTCTATTTTGGTCGCCTCTAATACTTTCAGCCCATAACCCTGTTCGTGGTCTACTGTAATCAAAGAGGTGCATTTGGGGCATACCCACGGTTCCGGATATTCAGTCCATATGCCCGCGATGTACCCGGCATATTCGAAAGGTGCTCCGCATTTGGGACATATCATTGAGCCGCTAGTCATTTTCTTCTCCTTTATACTCTCGTAATTCGGGAAATTGGTGTACTAGCTTTTTAAGTATCGGGCAGTGTTTAATATCGCAAATCGGTATGGCCGGGGATATCGGTAATGATAATGGGCTGAAACTGAGAACCTTAAAACCGCGCCTACCGTTTGGATTATTAAGTTCGACTCTCCCCATAATTCTCAGAAGATCGTATCCTTTCCAGCAATCAAAGAGGGATTCGCCAATGGACTCTGAACAATCCCTTAAACACACATAAGTTTTATCGCAAGTGCCTATTTCATGTTCTTTTAGCCACGCTAATATTTTGTCCGCTATTTCGCGTCTTTGTGCTGACTTAATACTAAAGGACATAACTACCTCTCTTTCCCTTTTTTTACCGGCTTCAGATCGCGGTTGTAGATGTGCGCCTTCCGCCGCTGGCACCGGTTGAGAGATAGGACCTTACCGTCGCTGAACTGGATGCGCTTGACCGGCGAGGGCGTGAAGGCGGCGGGCTGGATAGGCAATTCCTGTTTTTTAATTTCAGTATCCACAATCTCACCCCCTCTATTTATAACACGCCTGCGGGTGTTTGACGAGTGGTATGACCCTTCAATTCCGTATCCGTGGCGGTACATTCAGGGTCCTCCGGACACTCAAGACAGTTCTGACCGGGGTGTTTCCGGCAACCCACGCCGTACGGCATACCGGGTTCGGCGAATAGTTCCATGACCGGGTCCGGCCAAGTTTGACCCTTTCTAGCCATCCGACTCACCTCCTGATAGTATCCCATGAATCACGTCGAAGTCCTCGGGATACCAGATACCTACCTGGATGTCTTTCGTTTGTGTCAGCGTCTCCAGCCAGTCGATTTGTTCCGGCGATAGCTTCCCGCCCTTGGCCTTCAGCTCCGCGAATATAACCGGATGACCGGGTTTGATCAGCACCAAGTCGGGAAAACCCTTGCCGTCGGCCTGCACCGGGGTCTGGTAGAAGACTGTGCCGTTTGCCCGCTGGACGCGCACACCGCGGAAATGAGCGGCTTTCCAGCCGTAGAGGTGTGCGAGGTCTACGATCTGGTTAAGGAACTGTTCCTCGGTGAGCTTGTCCGCTGTTATCGTTTTCCCTTTTATCCGAACTATAGCCATTGTCTTACCACCTCGTCACCCCGGCCCAGCAGCACAGCACTGTCAGCGCCAGCACCAGGCATACCAGCAGGATTTTCAGCAGTGTTAGGCGGGGCATCTGTTATCCCTCTCCGCCCACTCGCGGGCCAGGCGATTAACGTTGTACTCCCTCCGGCAGAACGGGCAAGTAACCCGGCCGGCGAAGATCGGCACGGTCATTATCTGTCGGCAGGCGCATTGGATGGTGTATGTCAGCCCCCGGGGCGTCCAGTTCATATCTGTAATTTGTGTCATTAAATTACCTCCGGTTCTTTATTCCAGCGATCTCCGGTGACCACCGCATAGGGATAATCGCACCTGCCATCTTTAGTAAACTTGCAATCTATACACCAATCCTTGCTTTGATAATTCCGGTAGGGGCATTTCATTTCCCTACCCCCTGCCTATAGCTCGTGCCGGTCATTTTAATAATCCCTTTCTTGCCGCACATCTCCAGCAGGCGGTCAGAACACGCACCGCCGATATATTCATCGAGTGCGCTCGCTTCTAGATTGGTCGTGAGAATAACTCGTTTACCCATGACGTACCGTTCATCAAGCAACCGGAAGTAGACCGACTGAATGAAAGTCAAATCGTGCGGCCTTAATTTCCCCACGTCGTCGATGATAAGCAGGTCCGGTCTGAGCAGGGACATATATACCTGCCCCTCGGTCTCCCCCTGATGATCGTAGGTCGCGCGGATTCTCGCCAGCATGTTGTACTCCGTGGTGAAGAAGACCGGGCAGGACAGGCTGTAGGGGTAACCGGCCTTGTTAAACCCTACCGCCGGCGCCGTCTTGACTAACTCGTTTGCCAGAGCGCTCACCAGATGCGTCTTACCGAGGCCGTACACCCCTGGGGTGGAAAGTAATACCAGTGAGCCAGAGAGAGATTTGACGGCGCGGTAGGCCCGCGGCTGGTGGCTGGATTCGAAGTTGTCAAAGGTTTTACCCCGGAAGTTCCCAATGACCCCGTAATTCCTGAGCCAGTGATCCCGGTTTGTCTTCTCGATCTCCGCCGCCTCTGCCTGTCGCTCCGTTTTCAGCCTTTCGGATTCATGGCGTAAATCGCAGTCTTTACACAAGACCGCGCTTACCTCGCGACCCTGGACGTTCCAGACCTTAGCCTCGAATACTTTCCCGCAATCGGAGCAGGTCTTACTCTCCGTCCTGATCGGTTTGCTTGAGGAAAGAAAAGGCTCCAGAAGGTTCTTGTCCCGGCGTGCCTCTTGCGCCCTTGTTAGTGTGTCCATTCGCGCCTCCTTTCTCATTGTCTTTTAGTGAAAATACGCCTTTCCATCCACGCTTGATGGCTTGCTCTAGTACCGCGTTTGGGTCTTCCCCGGCGGCGCGGAACTTCTCAAGGTCTTTGATAATATATTTCGCGGCCGCATCAGTCATAGGAGCTTTTAGTTTTTTCCGGGAGTCCTGAAAGTCTTCCCATAATTTTTTATCCAACCATTCAGGCAATAAAAGGGGCTTCCCCTTTTCTTTATTCTTTTCTTCTTTTATCTTCTCTTCTCTTATTTGCGGATTAATTACGTCAGAAACTAACATAGCCGGGGGATTTCTTACGTCAGAAACCGGCTTGACAGGCATATCTATCGTCCGATTGCGGTATGCGTCCTTTATTCCATCGATGAAATTATCCGACCAAACGATATGCCCATTCTCCCAGAGATTCTTGTCTATGGCATCCAGTTTCGCCAGGAGGTTAAGTATTTCAAGGGACTGCTCAGTGGTGGTACGGGTCTTGGCTAGAAAATATTCCTGATTGGTTGGATCATCGAACCTGAAGGCATGACTCTCGGTTTCCCCAAGCGTCTCAAGTACCTTAAACCAGAAAGCATAGCCTTTATCGCTATATCGGGTTTCCAAAATATAGAGGGTCTTTCCCCCCTTACAACGGTGGGGGAAGTAATCCACTGTTTGCTTTGCTGGTCTAGCCATGCTCTCTCCTATAACACCCCCTGCTTATTCCGGTGGTTATCCTGGTACATCTCTATATCATCCCCCTAAGACTGTCCAACTATACCCTCGTACCACTTCTTGTCGGTGTTACGCTGGGCGGCGGCGATACTACTATATACACTAACAAGACCAGTTGTCGGGTGGGCACCCCATCTGGCGAAAATTGTCTCATCGCTCAATATCGGCGGTTCCCCCTTCTTGATGTATGACTGCCTGATCTGCTTGGCGAGTTCCGGGGCGATTAACCTAATAACCTCATCAGGGATACACCACGGAATATCACACAGGGGGCTATCTTCCTGCTTTTTTACCAGCTCTATTCGTACCATCTCCAGTGCCTTAGTTATGATCTTCTCTAGTTCGTCCATCACCTTTACTCCTGTACCCCGCAGAATTCTTTCCAGCGTTTCAGGTCAATGCCGGTAAGTTCTTTTTGCTTCGCCCATTCTCTGACAGGTTGTAATACTGATTCGGGTATGCCGTAAACTTCGTTCAGAGCGTTCAGCGCTTTACCCAAGCCGACTTTCAATAGGCGGCCATTAACTGCTTCCACAAGGTCTTCGGTAGGAATATCATCCAGGTCTACGTCAACTTGGTATCTCATATCTTTACTCCTTACTCTGAGGGGCGGGAGGAACTGGCCTTATCGCATTCGCGCATTCATTACAATATTGGGGTAGATCATTTATTGTCCGCCACCATTCGGATTTAGGGTCTACGAATACAAGAGAGCATTCGTCAT